ACCATATAAATTTGCTTTCATTTGACCTTTTTCATCATCAGTCAATACCCCATCAATTATTAACTTTATTGCATCTTTTATTGCTTCTGGTGGGTTTCCTCTAGCAGTAATGATAGAGAAGTCGCTTGCATAAGATAAAGCCTCTCTAAACTTATTAAAACTAGGTCCAAATTGATTTTTACTTAGTGATTCTTTGGTATCTCTTATAAAAGAGTCATAACTTCTAAAATCTTTAAATGATTCCATTGGGTCTCCGTTGATATATCGGAATTTTTTACCTATTAAATTTCTTATGTCCCTAAATTCCTCTGTAGAAACCGAAATTGGTACCCATCCCTTACCTTGTTTTTTTTCTAGATAGATTCTGGTTGGCATAAAAAGAATATTGTCATCCCAATCAAACGAATACGCCCTTTTTTGAAATTCCAACAGAATTTTATTTTGGGTATCTGTTATTTTAAGTTTCATATATAATAAATATTATTGGAAATAAAAAAACCCACATATAGTGGGTTTAATTACTTTTTATGATAATTTTTTATTAAATATCATCGAAACTAGCACCAGTATTCATAATATTAAATTCTATACTAATGTATTCCAATGTTCGTGTAGGTTTAATGAATATTTTACCATTTAACTCATTTCTGTCAATAGATTCGGGAGTGTCATCTAATACAACTCTAAAATCTGTTAATCCTCTTTCCTTTCTAATGTTGTCCAGAATTGGGTTAACTAAACTTAAGAATTGATTTCTAACAACCTCATCATTTTGTTCGAATAATAGTCTTATAGCGACTGCTGAAATAAGTTTTCTGGCTTGAAGTAAAAGTCTTCTAACATTAATTCTATTAAGTGCCGTTTCTTTTTCTTGTAAAGTTTTATTACCCCATATTACAACTCCCACATCTGAGAATGTCGCTAATGGATTAATTCTACCTTCATAAAGAGTATCACGTTGATCTAATGTAAGTTTCACTCTTGCTCTAATGGCATTTGTTGTTCCTCTGTTTAAACCAGCTGCTGCAAACCAAGGAAACGCTACATTATCTGTTAATGCAATATTCCTAACTACTTCTAATGTTGGTGGTAACCATACATATTCATTATTTTCGGTATCATTCATTTGTAACCATGGCCAGTAAGTACAGGAATAGTTACTATCTATATCGGAATTATCTACCAAATCAACCGCTTCATCTGGGGTAATTGCAACACCATCTGAATCAGTATCAGAAGTTGTAATTATATATAAAGAATCCGCCCTATCTACTTCTACCATATCTACTGCTTGTTCAACTAAACCATTTTGTTGGTCTAAATCAATACCAGGAGTTGCAAATACATTTATATTAATTGCTTCAGGGTTATCAAAATTATATATAGCATCTAAATATGCATAATAATCAGATGTTATTCCGTCATCTCCTTGAGAAGTATCTCTCGTAGTGAATACACCTAAATTAAGACCGTCTATTCCTTTAGACCCATTATATGTATATGTATCCGTATTAGTTCTCTCTTCTCTATATTCGTCCCATCCATCATATCCACCATAAGGTGCAAATGTAAATTTACGTGTACTTAATTTTTCATAAGGACCACCTAATGTGCTTGCTTCCGAAGTAAATGCCGAAACACCTACTTGTAATACTGGAAAATACGCATCCGGCCCAACAATTTCAGCTCCTTCAGCATTTACATCCATATGGAAACCATCAGTTTTACCAGTAAATTCTAATCCTGTTACTGCGTTTAATCCTTTATAAGTAAAGAAATCAGCATCCACACCAATATTACTATTTAACCCTAAATAATATTTTCTTACTTTATTATTGCTTAAACTTGGGTAAGAAGTTGCATATTCTATTTGTGGTGGTAAAGAAGTACGTGTTCCAATGTAATTCCTATTCTCAACCCCCGCAAACCCCGCTGGGAAAGAGTCCTTTGGTGCAAATTCTGCCATCTGTACCATTACATATTTACTTTTTAATGGAAAATCTCCGTTACTTGTACCTATCCTTCGTCCTATATAATTTTTTTCTTTAGGATCCATGCTTAATTTACTATACTTTTCAAACACAGTAGGATTAGCATCAGTATCACTAAATTTTCTAATTAATAAATCAAATGTTTTATTATCGGGTTTAATGTTAATAATAGAAATTTTAATATCCCTGTTAGCTGAATTACCATCGGAGATAGTAATAAATCTAAATAATCTTTCTAAATTATCACCTTTCAATTCTGATAATACATATGGTGATGCAGCGGATTTCCATTGTTCTTGATAATCTTCTAAATTATTAGTAGTTCCTGTAAGGATATCATTAAAATGGTCAGCTAAACCTAATACCTTACCAGCACTATTTAAATCCTCTAATGAATTATAGTATATTTCTTCTACAAATAATTCGGTATCTTTATCTTGAGTCGTCCTACCAAAAATACTTTCAATATAATTTTGTTTTGTTTTATCTAAAGAAACGTCATAAGAAAATGTTCCACCTGCGGTAGTTGTTCCACTTATAGTAAATTGTGCAAAAGGATCAGTTTCAATTCCTGTAGTATTAGTCATAGATGCAGTTGCCACTGTAAAATCTAATACTTGATCTCCTTGATAACCCCCTCTTGATCTTAAAGTTGCTACTACGGCATCATCTATATCACTAAAACACGAAGCGGAGTAAGTAATGACGGTTCCTGATGTTCTACCACTTACAAATCCTGCGTCGGTCAACGGGGTTCCCGATACTGCCGTTATCTCCATTTCCCATGTGCTCGCCGATAAGCTACAATCAGTACCCGGTACCGCTACAAAAGCAGGTGTAGATTGGGTAATAGTTGTTCCACTCGGTAAAGTACCTATTGTAGTAAATAATCCAGATATTGTTCCATCATCATATAAATCTTGTAATATTGGGTCACTAAAAGTCATTGTCACTGGTGGGCCTGCCGTAGTGGCAGAATAATCTAACAGTACAGGATATGAAGTGGTAGAGGTTACTCCTGTCGTTGAGTCATCTTGTGCCGCATTCATTGTTATTGCCCAAGCAGATCCTGCTTTATAACCTGATAATCCCAATACCCTATTAACATATAACTGATTTGTTTGTGTTAAAAAGGATTTGGCGATATAATTTAATTCGTATTTATGTAATCCAGTTCCTATATATTTAGCCGTATTCAATCCCCCATAATAACTCATAAAGTCATCATAATTGGAAATAAACACTGGCTCAAAGGCTGGACCTTTCGGTGTCTCTCCCACAACCCCAAGTGTAGTTACCCCTACTTGTCGTGTTACAAATGTTAAGTCCTGCTCTGAAGTGAATACTCCCGGACTTACAAAAATTCTATTTGTCGATGCCATTTATTAATGTTTTTGTATTTTATATTATTCAATCTTTATATTATAAATATGCAAGTTTTATTGAAAGTAAATTTTTTATATTACATATAAAAGAATTAATAGGTCTTTTTTCATACTTTTATCATACTTATATAAAAAAAGGTGAAAAGAACTAAAAATTTAAAGATAACACCCCAGACACATAAATTACTTAAAACGTTTTGTGAAGAGAATGGACTGAAAATGTTTGCCTATGTGGAAAAGATAATAAGGGATAAATGTACACCTACAAAAGATATATATGGAGAAGTGGAAAATTAATTATCTCCACACAAATACTAAAATATCGTCAGTACTTAAATCCCAATTCCCTTTCCATTGTAAAACATTGTTTTCACTCAGTTCGTAAAAATCAGGATAATAATATCTAATACCATTTATATAAAGTTCAGTTTTAGTCACATCCCCTATTTCTTTATATACTAAGTTTTCAAAATAATCTTGTTTATCTTCTTCTGGGGAAAAAGTTAAAGTCTCGTAATTTCTTCCTAATTCTTTTATTATTTGACTAGGATCCCTTACAATTATATTTATCTGTTTATTTCTTACTCTTCTCATTTTAGGGCATTATTCCTGATAATGTAATATAGGCACTAGCGCCCAAATCACTTTTTGTTATTGATATTCCTAATACATCCCCATGACCCACCTCAAATCCTGGAGGAATAGAAACAGGTAGACCGTTTAATGTTAAACTATAACTACTAATATTTTCTATTGTAACAGTATTATAGGTTGCGTTATTTTCTACAGTATAATTAAATACGTTAACGCCAGGCTCAAATTGTACACTTAATGTTATTGCCCCCGTATCTTCCCGCGCTTCTATGGTATGAGTTACAAAATCATCATTATCTTCCACCACCTCAAAAAACGATAATGCCCTACTAATAGCGGGAGTTACTTTAAAATCTTCAGGGTCTAATAAATACCCCAACATTTTTATGGTGAATAATTGGACGTAATATTTTCTTTCATCCAAATTACTTATTACACTTTCATCTCCTATACTCTCTAACATTAAAGGAATAGGATGACCATTAATTCGTAGATATTGTTGCCCGGCGGAAAATGATTTTAACATTTTTTTATTAAAAAGATTTAAGTCTCTCATTCTACTACAAAAAATTCTCACCTCATATAATAGATCTATAGAAACTGGTTGTGGGATCTGGTATATATCAAAACTTTTAATATTTCCATCCCATGTTGGTATTTTCATATATGTAAATGTGGGTTTACCGGGAATATTATATGCCCCCGCATAATTAGTACCCACTTGAGCATCAGGTTTCCTAACAATAGTAATAAAAGGTATTTTAATATTTTTATTTACATCAGAAAATTGCCAGGTTTTAGCAAATTCAGCCCATCGTTGTATACTTAAAAAAACAATAGGAACTTCTTCCCCCCCTAATGTTAAATTAATATTATTTTTAACATACTCGATAAAATCTCTATCCATATCCTCATGTAAAATACCTTTAGGTAGATAGGTTCCCGGATTGGCAATATTATCTAATATCTCCTGCCGAGCCGCCGCTCCTTGTTTATGGGGAGTTATATTTAAATTTTTTCTATAGTTTTTTGGTAATCCCATTTATATTAAATACCATTAAATTCATCTATATCAGTTGGTACACAAGTAATGGTTCTATAAAATCCTTTAAACCCCAATATTGTATGTGCATTATCTGAATGTATTATTCCATTATTAGAAACTGTATAATATTTTATTTTATCTTCCGTTTCCGCATACCCAATATAATCTCCATAATTAATTTCAGCTTCTAATTCATCTAATTGAGCTTGATATACCCCAAAAACAATATTACCATGCTCTAAAAATCTCATTGATCCATCGTTATTATAGGCTTTATTAGTAGGAGCCGCCATATTAAAATTAACCACCAATTCAACAGGTGCTTTAAATCTTATTTCATCTCTCCCAGCTTCACCATAAATATCATCAGTTAAAGATTCCCCCTGTAATACTTGAAAAAGAATAACTTTAATATTTATATCACCATCTAACCATTCTCTACCAAAATCTACTTCCAAATTAAAATCCTCTTGCGAAAAAAATTTGTTAACTCTGGTGATAGGTATTTTTCTATTGGTTTTCATATTTCTTTTAACTATAAATATTTATA